ACGTTCAACGTTTTGTTAAAGGTAAAACTACTTGGGGACCAATTTCATTTACACTATTCGACCCAATTACTCCTTCAGGTGCTCAAGCAGCTATAGAGTGGCTTCGTTTACACCATGAATCAGTAACCGGTAGAGATGGTTATAGTGATTTCTATAAGAAAGACTTAACATTTAATGTATTAGGTCCTGTAGGTGACATCGTTTCCGAATGGATTATCAAAGGTGCAATGATTACTTCAATTAACTGGGGTGATTATAACTGGGATGATGACGGAACAGCGGTTAATATTGCTCTAGAAGTACAACCAGATTACTGTATCTTGAATTTCTAAGAAAAATTCATCAAATATTTTAAAGGAGAGCTTGGCTATGTCAAGCTCTCTTTTTATGTTCATATGTATAATCACAATAAGTTATTAATAAATAAAAATTATGAGCGAATTTAAATTCCCCACAGAAGAAGTAGATATCCCTTCAAAAGGTTTAATCTATCCAAAATCAAATCCCCTTTCAAGTGGTAAAGTAGAGTTAAAATACATGACTGCTAAGGAAGAAGATATTCTTTCTAATCAATCTTATATTCAAAAAGGTATAGTGTTAGAAAAATTACTTAGGTCTGTTATAGTAAATAAAGATATTAACGTTGATGATTTAATTATAGGTGATAAAAATGCTTTATTAATAGCTTCTCGTATATTAGGTTATGGTAAAGATTATAATGTTACAATTAGTGGCCAGGAATATGATATTGATTTAACTTTGCTAGAACATAAAGAATTTGATATTTCTTTAATTACTGAAGAAAAAAATGAGTTTCAATATACTTTACCATCCACCGAAACTGTATTAACTTATAAAATTCTTACGGGAAGAGATGAAAAAGCTATTGATAGAGAATTAACAGGTCTTAAAAAACTTAATAAAGAAGTTCAACCTGACCTAACAACTAGACTAAAACATATAATCTTATCCGTAGATGGTGATGAGGACGGAAAAACTATTAGAGAATTTGTAGATAATCGATTTTTAGCTCGAGACTCTAGATTCTTCCGAACTCATATATCAGCAACACAACCAGATGTAGATTTAAAATATGTTATTGAGTCAGGAGAGGAGGTAACAGTCCCTATTGGACTAACCTTTTTTTGGCCTGACTTTTAATACTGCTTCTCAACATAGAAAATCACTATTTTATCAAATCCATGAAATAATATTTCATGGTAAGGGTGGATATGATTGGCATACTATATATAATATGCCCATTTGGCTTAGAAAATTTACATGGTCTGAAATAGATAAATTTTATAGGGATGAAATGAAAGCACATGATAACACCACTTCTAACAAACAAGGAAATAAAACTCTTGTTTCTCCTGATGGTACCGTAAATGTTCCTGATTTCGCTAAAGCTTCTAAGCCATATAAAGGTAAAACAAGTTATAAGTAGTAATATTTATAACAAAACCAACTATATCAATGGCAACTCAAGACGAAATAAAAAATATAAAACAACTTAATGAGGAAATAGCAAATCTCTACAAACAACTTGGGAGGAGTGATCGTCCCCCTATTTTTGGTAAAGGGGAAATACAAAACGCTAAAGATCAAATTATAGGATTAAACTCTCAGTTAGGATCCGTTAGAGAAAGTTTAGATTTTATAGGTAGATCTTTTAGAGATGCATTTTCAGAATTGTCTAATAGAAATACTGAACTAGCAAAAACAAAATCAGCATTAAATGGAATATCTAATATAACAAACAAATTATTAATAGAATCAGAAGACATAGTAAGTTTAGATAAAAAAACTTTAGATAATTTAGAAAAACAAGCAAAAGTTAAATATAGATCTCTCCAAATATCAGTAGATTCCGGAAAGTTAGAAGCAGCAGCACACGAGGAAGCTGTAAGTGCCTTAGAAACTGAAAAAGAATTTTTAAAGACCACAACACAAATAAGAAAAGAAAAAGAACAAATTAATAAATCTTTTGGAGTAAAAGCATTTAAAGGTCTTGAAGGTTTAACAAATGCTGTACCTGGATTAAAACAATTTGCTCCCGCTTTTCAAGAAGCCTCTAAAGCAGCTCAAGAAACAGCAGCTTATAATCTTAAAAACTTTAGTAATACTAAAGGTATGTATATGCTTGGAAAGGCAAAATTAAAGACAGATCAAATCGCCCGTAAAGCAGATTTACAAGCTTTAAAAACAGGTAAAGGCTTAGATGCAAAAAGAATTAAAAGTTTAGGATTAGAATCAAAACTAATTAGTAAGAATGGAAAATTACTTACAGGCACATCAGCTGCAAGTATGGCTAAATCAAAAGGTTTAGCTAGTTCTTTAAAACCTTTAACGAAAAGCATGAAACCTTTTATGGCCGGTTTAAAAGCTATAGGTCCTGTAATTTCAAAAGCTTTTGGTCCATTAATGATCATAATGGAGATTTTTAGACTAGATAAGCAAATTACAGCTACTGCTAAGGGTCTTAATATGACTTATAAAGAAGCAATGGATGTTAATAGAGAAATGGGTCAAATAGCTGTTAACTCTAAAAATATTTTTCTTACTGGTGAAAAAATCAATGAATCGTTTCTTAGTATTAATAAAGCTTTAGGTGTATCTGTTAAAACCATGGATAAAGACCTTTTAGTTCAGTTTACTGAAATGAGAGAAATGGCTGGGTTTACAAATGAAGAATTACAAGGTATAGCAGCTATTACTACTTCTACTGGTAAGGAAATGGATGATGTTACTGGAGAGTTTATGACCCAAGCAAAACTTGCTGGAATAAAAAATGGAGCTTTATTAAATGAAAAAGATTTACTTAAGGGAATAGGTAAAATATCAGCAGCAACTACATTATCATTAGGCCAAAACCCAGGATTAATAGGTAAAGCTGTTGCTACTGCTAAATCTTTAGGTATGGAATTAAGTAAGATAGATTCAATTTCTTCAGGTTTATTAAATTTTGAAGCATCCATATCAGCAGAAATGGAAGCAGAGTTACTAACCGGTAAAGAATTAAATTTAGAAAAAGCAAGAACCGCAGCTTTAAATAATGATATGGCTACTGTAGCCTCAGAAATAGCTAGACAAGCAGGAAGTGCAGCTGAGTTTGGTAAAATGAATAGAATTCAACAAGAATCTTTAGCTGCTGCTATTGGTATGAATAGAGAAGAATTAGCGAATACTTTATTCATTCAAGAACAGTTAAAGGGACTAAGTGGAGAAGCAGCAAAAGACGCTGAAGCACTATATAATAGAAGAGTAGCGGACGTAGGTATAGCTCAAGCCCAAGCCGAAATGCAAAAAGAAGGTGTTGAAGGTTTAAGAAATCAAGTAGGAATGGCAGATAGATTAACAGCAGCAATGGGTAAATTAAATGAAGTATTTGTTGCTCTTATAGAACCTTTAATGCCTATATTAGATATATTTGTAAGTGTATTAGGGGTTGTAGGAAAAATCATGAAATTACTGAACCCACTTATACAATTTGCAAGTACTGGTTTTGCCTTTGTTGAAGATCTCCTAACTGGATTTACAGGTGGGGGATTTGGTATGGAAGCAACTAAAAAATCTGTTATAAGAACAGAAGATGCCTCCAGAGAAGCATATGGTGGACGAAGTTTAGATATATATGATAGATATGATGAAGAAGGTAATTTAAGGAAAATGGCAACCGGTGGTATTGTAACCGGTCCTACAAAAGCTCTTGTAGGTGAAGCTGGTGCTGAAGCTGTAATTCCATTAACTGAATTTTATAAAAAATTCGATGAATTGATAGCAGCGGTTAAGTCAGAAGGAAACGTTTACCTAGATAGTACTAAAGTAGGAACAGCAATGTCTCTATCTAATTATAAAATGCAATAGAATTAATATTTATAACAAAATAAAATTATGTCATTACTCGATTTACTAAAAAAAGGCTCAATACTAACAGATGCTAATGGTGGTGAACCAACTAAAATGGATTTAAGCTCACAAGAAGAGAAAATTCTTAAAGATTCACAATTAGACTTAAATGGTAAAACTCCAAATACTATGGATTTGTCATCTAAATATGAAAGTGATTTACGTCTTTCACAACTAGATCCATCTAAAAATCCTCCAAAAAAGTATTTAGATAATCTACCTAGATAATGCCTTTAATAGATTTAAAGACAGATCTTAAATCCCTAAGATATGGGAATGATACCCTCGGAGGAGGGAATAGTGGGCAACCTTATATTCAAAAAGACATCCCTGATGGTTTTAATAATTTAGGGTCACGTGAGGATTTCCTTCTTAGGGGAGGAGTAAACGCAGCTACCGATTCGGTTACCGATATAAGTAGATTGTCTCAAATGTTTTTTGATTTAAAATCACCAAATGGTATTTTCTTCATAGCAAAACAAGAACTATTATCTAGAACATCAGTCCGTACACAAACTAGTAGTGGAGGTTTAAATGATGGTGTTTATACCCCTCTAAGCACATTAGCTCAAGCAGGCGTTAATGCTTTTGGAGGTCATTTAAATAAACAGGGATTAGATCCATTTACTAAAACAGGTGCATATTCTAATAATAATAAGCTATATGGGGTTAAAGTTAAATCTGATCAAGATTTAGATGATAATAGATTATGGAGGATAAAAAAAGCTATTGACAATAACCTTCAATCTGTATTACCTGGTACGGGGATGCTTTTAAATACACTTAATGGTACTAATGTTTTATCTTATAATGGAGGTCCTGATGCTATTTTAGGTATTGGTAATACTAATATTCGATTTGCATCAGCTGAACAAAGAACAGGTGAACAGAATAAATATTTTAGAAAAAATAAAAACTTCTTTTTTGGAACTAAACACACTGAATTATCCCGTACTGACTCATTACGAAAATATTATAACTTTTCAAAATCTGTTTCTGGAATATATGGGGATTTAACCAATAAATCAATTGAAAATTCATTTACTGAAGATGGGCAACGAGAAGGAACATACTTTTTTAACGTTTATGATCCTAACACATCCCCAGGTAATACATGGCCTGATCAAACAGATTTAGTATTTAATAATGGTAATGTTACATTAAGCCAGAAAGATATAAATAAGCAAGCAAATATATCAAGAGAAGGTAATAGCTTAGAGGTATACAATCCAGCAAAACAACAAGATTTTAGAAAAAAATTAAAAAATAAAAATAACGAAAAACTCCAACTCATCTCAAATTCAATTGTATCAAAAGCTCCTTCATATACAGAAGGTGCTACAACTATAGATGGTGGTACTGGTAGAGGAAGAATAAATCAACTTACCCCAGGTAGAAAAGGAGATATATTGAGCTACACAGCTGGAAAAGATGCGGGTAAACAAGGTGCAATTGATAGAATAAATGCATTACCAATATATAGAAGTGATAAGGTAGCTGATAATGTAGGTAATGATTTAGTAAAATTTAGAATTGCAGTTATAAACAACGATAAACCTAATTTTAAAACATTTATGCATTTTAGAGCATTATTAGGTGGTATGGGGGATGCCTATACAAGTAATTGGAACTCAATACAATATCTAGGAAGAGGTGAAAGTTTTTATACTTACGGTAGTTTTAACAGAGCTATTTCATTATCTTGGACTGTAGTAGCTCAGTCAAAAGAAGAACTTATACCTATGTATAAAAAATTAAATTATTTAGCATCAACAATGGCACCGGATTATAGTCCAAAGGGATATATGAGGGGTAATTTAATGCAGTTAACAGTTGGGGGTTATTTATATGAACAACAAGGATTTTTTACATCATTAAATTATAATATTCCTGATGATACAACTTGGGAAATAGGTATAAATGATGTTGGTGGTTTCGATAATACAGTTAAAGAAATGCCCCATAGAATTGAAGTAACAGCCGCATTCACCCCAATTCACAGTTTTATTCCAAGTAAGATGAACATAGGTAATGAAATGACTACCCCTGGAATGACAGATACTAACAAATATGGAGATGAACGATTTATAGCATTAAAGGCAGTTACCTCTAATTATGATGATTAATTTTTAAAAAATGAACAGATATAATAACATACCAAAAATTAGAACTAAAAAAGGAATTGCATATGTAACAACTCGTTACCCTGAAATACCTTTGTCTAATAATGACATATATGTTTATACATCAAGGGAAGATAGGTTTGATGTTTTATCTCAACAATATTATGGTGATAGTTCATTATGGTGGATTATATCAATAGCAAACCCTAAAATCCCCCAAAACTCATTATTAATCCCTGAAGGAATTCAAATAAGAATACCAACAAACCAAGCAGCAATAGTAAGTCAATTTAAAAGAATAAACTCTTAATATGGGTAATATAATAGGAGAAGGTTTTGCTTTAGAAATAAGCGGGCAAGTAAAAAAGCGTCAAGAAATATACGGTTCTAAAGATCGAGATCCCCAAATTAATACATTTTTAAACTCGAAAACCGGATGGGTTCGAATGGGATCTTCTGTAGATGTTTTAATAGATGCTAGAAATTTAGGTCTTACGGACAATGCATTAGCTAAAGAATATGTTTTATTTAATGGAGTTTCCCAATTTACAAACAGTGCATCCACACGTGAAATCCCTAATCAAAGATCAGGAATAACCACATCAGATACATTACATGGTAATTTTGCCTATGGTATCGGAGGTAATGAACAAGGTTTAGTCCCAATGCCTGGTATTACTGCAATGTCTACTAAAACAGAAACAAGAGGTTCACTTAAAACATCTACTATACAGATCAAATGTCATAATCAAAGACAATTTGACATTATTGATACTTTATACCTCCGTTTAGGTTTTACAATGTTATTAGAGTGGGGTAATAGCTCTTATTATAATAATAATGGTACCTATGAACCTGATAATGAATACAATCTAATGGATGACTTTTTAGGATTAGAAGGTGCAAAACCATTTTCATATCAAGATTATTATTTTGAAATACAAAAACGCAGAATAAACTCTAATGGTAATTATGATGCTCTTTTAGGTAAGGTAGTTAACTTTGACTGGACATTTAATAAAGATGGATCATATGACATTACTGTTATACTTAGAAGTATGGGGGATGTTATTGAATCTTTAAAAGCTAATGTCCTTTTAGGGGATACTGCCAACAAACCACTAGCCGTTAATCTTAAAAAATTAAAAAAAGCTGAAGCCGACTTAGAAAATATCAAAAATTCCCAGGAATCTCAATCGGTAAAAGAAGTCCTCGTAGAATTTTTAAAATTAGCTATATTTGGTTATAATAAAAAATCTATAAAAGTTGCAGAAGCAAATTACGACGTTATAAAAATTAAAAAAGAAATAGAAAACGAAGAATCATTTATAGAATTAGAAACAGCAGAAGGTCGTGGTGGTGTTTATGCTAATAAAGATAGTAGTCAACTGGGAAGATGGATATTTAGTAACCTTCAAACTTTTGATAAAGATAAAAAAGGGGTTGATGGTGCTTTTACTAATGGAACAACTACCATATCTGACAGTATTGTATATGGTGAAAAAATAGCATCCTTTGTAAGGCAAAAATATAAAAATGATGTTCCACCTCATTATTTTGTTCATTTTGGTTTTCTTCTAAATTTTGTTAAAACATATCTTGTACCTAATGTAGATAATTCGGAATCATTAATTAACATAGACATTGACATAGATGAAAACGTAATAATATTAGCAAATAGACAACGTCCGACAGATAATAGAATATGCCAAGTCGCCTATAAAACTAAATCCCTTGATTCTAATAATGTTGAGGTAACATTATCTTATTTAAGTGAATCAGCTAATAAATACAATGCGTTTGAAACTTCTATAGGTGACAACAGATATGGAAAAATAATGAATATTTATTTTAACGTAGATTTTATATTAAGTGCTTTAACAAATAATACCAAGGATGGAAAAACTACATTAATTGATTTTTTAACAGAAATATGTAATGGTTGGAATGATTCAACTGGTAATTATAGTAAACTCAGTCCTTCATTTGTTGAAGAATCTAATACATTAAGAATTATTGATGAAAATCCCCTTCCTGATAGAAATTATTTTTTAAGAAACCAAAACAAACCAACAGAATTAACTTATTTTAACATATATGGTTACCACAACCTATCAACATCAACCCCAACCTCAGGATTTGTTAGTGATTTTTCCTTTAAAACAGCAATAACTCCCCAGTTAGCTACTATGATTACAGTAGGTGCTAATAGTAATGGACAAATCACAGGAGTAGATGCAACTGGGATTTCAAGAATGAATAATGGATTTAGAGATAGAATAAAAAAAGTAATCACATCACCAGGTTTAGATTCAACTGACGCAAATAAAACATCAAAAAATTCATTAGTTGAAGAATTTAAAACAAGTACCGAAAACTATAATTTATACTTATCAGAATTAGGTATTGTAAACAATAGCACCTACCCTATTTTCAATCCGGATAATGTAAGCTCTTTTAAAAATGCAGTAAGAACATTAATTGAATTTGACCAATCAAAGAAAACTCAACTTCAAAATGAAATAAATCAAAATTTAGAACAAGCATCTGCCTCTACGGCTACAAAAAATAAATTACAAAAAGAAGTTGATACAAATAACTTTAACAATAAATACGCTACGGCAAGTACTGGATTTCTACCATTTTCACTTTCTCTAACAATGGATGGAATATCGGGAATAAAAATATACCAGAAATATTCAGTAGATACCGATTTCTTACCATCAAATTATCCAACATCCTTAGAATTTTTAGTTAGTGGAATAGAAAATAGTATTAATGGAAATAAATGGACCACTAAAATAGAATCAATAGCCATACCAAAAAATCCATTTTCACCATCATCTACTGAGGTATTTAAGTTTAAAAGAAAAACAACCACCCCAATAATAGCAAAATCAAATGATGCAACAATCACATCGAATTTTCCCCTAAAAAGAACAAGTTATCAAGCTAAAGAAGTACAAAAAACACAAATAATGCTTCATTATACTGCAGGGTGGCAATTATCGGATAACGCAAAATCTACAGTAGCTTTTCTTATGACAACTGAAGAGGGAAATGGATTAACATATCATTATATTATAGATGGTGCCGGTAATGAAGAACAACTTATCCAATCAAATTACAGAGCATACCATGCTGGTGGTGAATCTACAAACCAATCTGCTAACTCAAACGCAGTTGGTATAAGTTTACAAAATATAGGTTACGGAACATCTCCCACTCTAGCCAGTGGAGGTAAAAGTGTTACTGAATCTGGTTCAAATAAATCATTTACCCAAACAAAATTAGTAAAATTAGTTAATTATGCTGGAGTAGAAACACCTTACAGAGGAAAAGAATATGCCCAAGAAATTACAGATGCCCAGTATAATCAACTCTTAGTTACATTTAGGAAAGTTCTATCGGAAAATCCAACAATCCCACCATTTACATGGAGTCAAGAAAGCTTCAATCAATTATTCCCACCAGATGTAAAGGGGAATAAAAGATATAGTTACGATAGAGCTAAACCAGGATACTACACCCACAATTCAAACAATCTTACTAAAACAGATGCCTTACCAACACCAAAACTCCTTAAATTTTTTAAGGCACTTAGTGGGGGAGATGTCCGTAGTGAAAAAGAAAAACTTGCAGATTCAAAAATTGCTTGGACATCATTAACAGAAGATATTAATAATATTTTCCTTTTAAAAGATATATTTGGTGCAAATTCAACCCCCTTATTTACCCCCTATGCTAATAGTGGTAATGATAATGAACCTGATGCAAAGATAGAATTTCAAAGATGGCTATCTCTACCATCTCAAAATGAAAGAATCTCTAATCTTTCAACAATACGACAAATACCATCAAAAGAATGGGGCACTAGAACTAAAGCTACAGATCCAAAATCTGACTCCGTCCTATTTAATGATGATTTAAAAGAGTTATTAAAAGAAATGACAGAATCCTTTTCAGGTACAGTTCAATTTAAAATCTTTAGAAATAAACCCACACCCGGATATAATAATAATATTCGCATAAATTCTAATTTTTAAACCATGCCATATTATCCACTTTCCCAAATACAAACTAATTTCCAAACAGACGGTACTGAATTACAAACACCTGATGGAGAACCATATGTTTGGTTTTATTATAAAGTATCTACTGGAAAAAAATATACAGGAAAATCACCCCAAGCTGGAGGAAATCTAGAATTATCTACTCTACAAATAGATGACTTTACCCCAGATGAATCAATCACAGTAACTTCAAAATATCAAATAACAGAAGCATTCCCCTTAGGGGATATTGACCCAGGTATTGCCCCAGAATATAAAACTACTGCAAACGTTTACTTTGAATATGTCAACCTAAACAAACCCCAACCCACAGTTTCAGTACCTTACTTTAATCCAAATTACCCAACTAATGAAGATTATACTGTAGGTGAATTTAGGAGATATTTTTGTAAACGAGCAAACAATATTGTTTACCTTGAAATAGATGAATTACAATATACTTTAATAGTAGATAAAAGTCCATCTATAATGTGGTCAACTTATATCCCATTTTATATTCCGTGGAGTATAAGTGGAGATATAAATCAAGTAGAAACAACAAATCAAAAAATAGTCTTATTAACTTCTTTTAGAAATAAACTACCTAAACTTGGAGATTACCTAAAATTTAATTATCTTAAGTATTATAAATAAGATGGTTATAGATGTATTGGTTAGTAGAGACTGAAGAGCAAATAGAATATTTAATAAATAGGCAGTATAGGGACGCATTCATTGAAATAATTCCATTTCATAAAGACGTTCATCCTGCTTTAAATGACGTTTCCCTTGTTTATTTTAAGCCGTCTATTGAGCATAAAGGGTTTATGTTATGCATTACGCATAGTGAGTGTTTGGGTGTAAGTAAAACGCGTGTAAACGAATTATTAACGCAAGTAGATACGTTATGGGTGCGTGATAAAAAATCGGCATTGTTTTATTTTCAAATCAAAACCTTGCTCGACAGCTCCATTCTAATTCCTCCGTATATACAAGAACAAACACAAGCTCACAACGTGTTATACCAAAAATATCCAAATAAAATGGATATAAATAAAATAATACCAATAGTGAAACACTATGAGGTGTGTGAGAAAATATATGAGACCATAAGTCCCGTATTTAAGAAAGAATTGCCACCGTATTTTAGATTCTACAATGAGTATACCACATTAGCATTTTTTGGAATAGAGAAAAACGGCATATACATAGATAAAGAAGTATTTAATCAACATTTAAAACCAACAAACCCATTATACTCAATTTCAGATGATAAGATTTACACAAATTTTAATTTATTTACAACTACTAGGAGACCAAGTAACAGTTTTAATGGCGTTAACTTTGCAGCCCTAAATAAAGATTCGGGTGCGAGAGAAAGTTTTATACCACAAAACGATAAATTTGTAGAGATAGACATTAGTGCTTACCATCCTAACCTAGCAGCACATTTAGTAGATTATGAGTTTGATGTAGATGATGTACACCAAGCATTTGCCGATATGTATGGGGTTGATTATAAGAAAGCAAAGGAATTAACATTTAAGCAACTATACGGAGGAATATTTAAGGAATACGAACACCTTGAATTTTTTAAGAAAATAAAAAAATATATAGATACTGAGTGGGAGAAATTCAATGAGATGGGGTATATAGAAGTTCCACGCTCTGGGTATTGGCTCGAGAAGAAAAATCTAGATAATATGAATCCACAAAAGTTGTTTAATTATGTGCTTCAAAACTTGGAGACGGCAACTAATGTTTGTATATTGACGGAAATTAATAAATTAATACGAGGTAAAAACACTAAATTAGTATTATATACTTATGATAGTTTCTTATTTGACGTAGATGAGGCAGAGAATTTAATAGAAGAGATAAATAATATTTTTACAAATAAAAAACTACAAACAAAAACAGGTTATGGAACAACATACAATTTCTAACAGCAACGATTTCACAATAAAGTCAAATATGTATAATGGTCGATATGATTTCGACCAAAACATAAATACAGTTGACGTGAATAATAAATTATTTTGTACTTTCGTAAATGAGGATGAAATCGACTTAAGACTCGAGAGTATATCAAACTCATATGATATAATGTATAACAAGATGTTCGTACTTTTTATCAAGAGTACAGGAGAATATGTTATTACATATAATGTTGAACAAGGAAATGTTGAGGGTATACCTTCAAACACAATCCTAGTTCATCGTAAAAAAGATACCAATACACTTTATACTATTAATGCTCTTAATACTTTAATTAAGTCCCTTAATGGTGGTATTGTCGATCCTAAATTTAGGGTTGATTGGCAACACTATAGAAATTGTATCTTGCTCACCCAAGGAAATGAAATTAAACAACTCAATACAAAAGTTCACAAAATAATTGAACTTTAACTTGGCTGTTTAATACCCGTTTTGTATATTTAAGCGTTTTAATAATAATAAATAATAAGTTATGGATTTAAATGAAATCAAAAACCGTTTGAACTCGATTCAAACAAAAAATGCCCCACAGGGGCAACGTAAAAATGTTTTTTGGCGACCAGAGGTCGGTAAACAAACAATCCGTGTTGTACCTAATACGTACAATAAAGCTAACCCATTTACAGAAGCCTTCTTCTACTATGGTATTGGACCAAAAGTAATGATCTCACCTACTAATTTTGGTGATAAAGATCCCATTGCTGAATTCGCAAAGCAACTTCGTCAAACTAATGAAAGTGACAATTGGCGTTTAGCTAAGAAATTAGATGCTAAAATGCGTGTATTTGCTCCAGTCATTGTACGTGGTCAAGAAAGTGAAGGAGTTAAACTATGGCAGTTTGGTAAAGAAATGTATATGGATTTCTTAAACTTAGCTGATAATGAAGATATAGGTGACTTTACTGATGTTACTACTGGTCGTGATATTACAATCACAACTGTAGGTCCTGAAGTAACAGGTACTTCTTACAACAAATCATCAATCTCACCTAGAGTTAAAGAGACTCCTCTTGATACTAGTGCTGATGTAGTAAATGAATGGTTAGATAACCAACCAAACCCACTTGAAATCTTTAAACGTCATTCTTTTGATGAAATGAAAGAACACCTGCAAAATTGGTTAGCACCAGAAGATGAAAATGAAGAAGGTTCTATTATTGATGATGAGAAAGAAGTAGCATCTGCTCCTGCTCCTCAACAGAATTATGCTATCAAAGATGCTGCCCCTAAGTCAAGCAAAGCAGAGAAATTTGATTCTTTATTTGATGAAGATAAAGATGATGGTTTACCATTTTAATTAAAGATACAACATGGCAAAAAGAAAGAAAAGCGATTCGCTAACGGCAGCGGTCTCCAAAGAATTGAAAAAAGGATTTGACCTTAATAAATTTAAAGAGAAAAAAATGCTTAACAATAGTGTTAAGTTTAAAGCACAACAGTGGATTCCACTTTCAAAAGCCTTTCAAGAAGTAACAAGTGTACCCGGAATACCAACGGGTCACATTTGTCTTCTAAGGGGACACTCAGATACAGGAAAAACTACTGCTTTAATTGAAGCAGCAGTATCCGCACAAAAAGTAGGTGTATTACCTGTTTTTATTGTTACTGAGATGAAATGGAATTGGGAACATGCTAAACAAATGGGTTTAGAGTTTGATGAGGTTATTGATGAGGAAACAGGCGAAGTTACAAATTATGAAGGTGATTTTATCTATGTAGATAGAGAAAACCTAAATACAATTGAAGATGTAGCTGGATTTATTTTGGATTTGATGGATGAGCAGAAAAAAGGTAATTTACCTTTTGATTTGCTATTCCTATGGGATTCAATTGGTTCAATTCCTTGTGAAATGTCTATAAAATCAAACAAAAACAACAATGAGTGGAATGCTGGAGCAATGTCAACTCAATTCAGTAATAGTGTTAACCAAAGAGTAGTAATGTCTCGTAAAGAGTCATCACCATATACAAATACATTAGTTTGTGTTAATAAAGTATGGGCTGCTAAAGCAGAAATGCCTATGGGTAAACCTAAAATGATGAATAAAGGTGGTTTTGCTATGTGGTATGATGCTACATTCGTAGTTACATTTGGTAATATAGCAAATGCAGGTACTAATAAAATCAAAGCAGTTAAAGATGGTAAGCAAGTAGAATTTGCTAAGCGTACTAACCTCCAGATTGATAAAAATCACATTAATGGTATTACTACAAGGGGAAAAATTATTATGACACCTCATGGATTTATTATTGATGATGAAAAAGATTTGAAGAAGTATAAAGAATCACAAGCTGCAGAATGGAGTAAAATATTAGGGGGAATGGATTTTGATATTTTTGAAGAAGAATCAACAGAAGCACCAACAAGTATTTTCGCTCAAGAACCAGAGTAAATGCAAGGGGGGTTGGTTTAGCCAACCCCTTTTTGTATATTTACGTCAAATAAAAAGTTATGAAACAAAAAGACTACCTAAAACTCCTCAATGAAATAAATGAGGGTAATGATACCGAATCCTATAAGGAACACGACCGTGTAATATTGATTGATGGGTTAAATTTATTTTTTAGAAATTTTGCAATGATGAATATCATCAATCATGATGGTGTTCATATTGGTGGTTTAGGTGGTTTTATTAGATCAATTGGATCCTTAATAAACCAAATCCAACCAACATCCGTATATGTAGTATTTGATGGGGTTGGTTCTTCTAATAATAGAAAAAACCTACTTCCCGAATACAAATCAGGTAGACACACTTCACGTATTACTAATTGGGAAATATTTGATGATTTGGATGATGAACATAATTCAAAAATAGATCAAATTGTAAGATTAGTTCACTATCTAAAATGCTTACCCGTAAAAACAGTTACTATAGATAAAGCAGAAGCAGATGATATTATTGCTTTTTATAGTAAACACTTACCCGAAAAACATGATTCAAAAGTAGTTATTGTTTCAAGTGATAAGGATTTCCTTCAATTAGTAAATGATAATGTTACTGTTTGGCGTCCTATGGAAAAAACATATTACACTAAACAACTCATTGAAGAAAAATTTGGATGTTTAACTGAGAATTTTATATTATATAAAGTATTAATGGGAGATAATTCAGATAAAATACCGGGTATAAAAGGATTAGGTGAAAAAGGTATATTTAAAAAGTTTCCTGAATTAAAAGAAAAAATATTAACCTTAGACGACATATATAATATTGCCGTTGATAAATTAGAAGAACACGTTGTATATGCTAGAGTTGTTCAGGATATTAAACGTTTAGAAACTAATTTTAAGTTAATGGATTTAGATAAACCATTAATAGATGATAAAGATAAAGAATATTTAAGAGAAGTTGAATCGTCTTTACCTCCAACTTTGAATACCGAAGCTTTTTTACGACTTTACAACGAAGACGGAATTGGTAAAATGATCCGAAATGTAGATTTCTGGATTAAAGATATATTTAAAGTATTAAACAGTTTTATAGAAAAATAAGTTATGACATTAGTTAACCTATCCCAGTATGGACCTAACTTTCAAACGAAAGTTTTGTCCTCACTGCTTACTCACAAGAGTTTCCTTGTAAATATCCATGATATTTTAAGTGAAGAATATTTTGATAATCAAGCCCAAAAGTGGGTTATTAACGAAATATTAAAAAACTATGAAAAATATCATAATGTGCCATCAATGGATATTCTTAAAGTAGAACTTAAGAAAATAGACAATGAGGTACTACAGGTATCTATTAAAGAACAACTTAGAGCCGCTTATGAAGCCTCTGATGAAGATTTAGAATATGTAATTGAAGAATTTTCTGGATTTTGTAAAAACCAACAACTTAAAAAAGCGTTGTTAACGAGTGTAGATTTCCTTAACGCCGGAGATTATGATTCAATTCGTTCCATTGTAGATAACGCTCTAAAAGCGGGACAAGACAAAAACGTTGGTCATGAATACAATAAAGATGTTGAATCACGTTACCGTGTAGATGAAAGAACACCAATTGCTACACCTTGGCCGTGTATTAATGATATAATGCAAGGTGGTATTGGTGGTGGTGATTTTGGATTAATATTTGGCAACCCAGGTGGTGGTAAATCTTGGAGTTTAGTTGCTCTTGGAGGATATGCTGTTAAGATGGGATATAATGTATTACATTATACCTTAGAATTAGGTGAAAATTATGTTGGTAAACGTTATGATGCTTATTTTACAAACACCCCAGTAGATGTAATTGGAAAACATAGAGCTAAAGTAGAAGAAACAGTAAATGACTTGCAGGGACAATTAATTATTAAAGAATTCTCCCCAGGTAAGGCAACAATCCATACTATAGAATCACATATTCAAAAATGTACCGATCAAGGATTCAAACCAGATCTTATAATTATTGATTATGTTGATTTATTAGGAACAAGAAAAAAGACTTCTGATCGTAAGGGAGAAATTGATGATATTTATATTAGCACTAAAGGACTTGCTCGAACATTAAACCTACCAGTTTGGTCGGTTTCTCAGGTAAATCGTGCAGGTGCAAAAGATGATGTCATTGAAGGTGATAAAGCTGCAGGATCATATGATAAGATTATGATTACTGATTTCTGTATTTCACTTTCAAGAAAACGTAAAGATAAGGTTGAAGGTACTGGAAGATTCCACATTATGAAAAACAGATATGGAATGGATGGTATCACTTATAGTGTAAAAGCAGATACTTCAACTGGACATTTTGAAGTTTCTGACTATATAGAAATGGACGATGATGAGCAAACAGCTCCTCAACAACGTCAGGTTACAAGTGGAGTAGATTTTATGACAAGAACAGAACTAAAAAATAAATATTTCGAACTAAACAAAATATGAGTAAAATAATAGAACCAAGAGTAGTATACAAACCATTTGAATATCAAGAAGCAGCTGATTATTGGCTTAAACAACAACAAGCACATTGGATACACACTGAAGTACCCATGATGTCTGATTTAGCGGATTGGAATTCAAATTTAAATGAAACAGAAAAAAATATTATAGGCTCAATCTTAAAAGGATTTGCCCAAACAGAAACAGTTGTAAATGATTATTGGACTCAACTAGTTACTAAATGGTTTAGAAAACCAGAAATTATAGCAATGGCAACAACTTTTGGCGCATTTGAAACAATCCACGCTGAAGCATATTCACTATTAAATGAAACACTTGGACTTGATAATTTTGATGAATTTATGGAAGATGAGGCTACGATGGCTAAAATTGAAGCTCTTACTTCTATTAGGGATAGTTTTAGTGGTGAAACGGATTGGCATGAAGTGGCAAAATCACTCGCTATATTCTCAGCATTTACCGAGGGAGTTAATTTATTCTCTTCCTTCGCCGTCCTCTTATCTTTCAAAATGCGAAATAAGCTTAAGGGAGTGGGTCAAATTGTTGAATGGTCTATTAGAGACGAATCATTACACTCCGAAGCCGGATGCTGGTTATTTAGAACACTTATCAAAGAGAATCCTGAACTCAAAACACCAGAACTTGAAGCAGCAATAAATGAAGCAGCATTATTGTCTTTACAACTTGAATTAAATTTCATTAAAAAGTGTTACGAATTGGGTGATTTAGAGGGATGTTCTCAGTATGATTTAGAGCATTTTATTAAAAATAGAGTTAACACTAAGTTAGCCGACCTTGGATATAAAGGTATTATCTCAGAAATCGATATGACTGCTGTTGAACGAATGAAATGGTTTGATCATTTATCAGGAGGTAAACAACACACTGATTTCTTTAGCACAAGGGTAACTAATTATTCTAAGGGAAATATGACATGGGACGAATCAATATTTTAATGTAAGCAAAAAAGTCAGTAGATTGTATATGTATAATAAAACAACATCATGGATTGGAACCTATTATATAATAAACATATTGAAAAATGTAAAAATAAACCTATATTAGAA